GATTGGAACTGGCAAAGGGCATCTTCCAATAAGATCCAGCAGCTGGAGCGGTGCCATAGGTTGTTTCAAAGGCAGCTGCCAGTACAGAGCGGGCACCTCGGGCACGGGCCATGGGTCGTCCTTTCTAAGCAAGAGGATCGGAGGAGGCGTAGATGAGTTTGATGGTGATGGTTGCGGCTTTGATGGCTTCGGTTCCCTCAAGAGCCAGGTCAATGGGCGCTGGAGCTTCGGATTCCATGTAGTCGCACAGTCCTCCCAGACTGCGGTCAGAAGCAATGGCAGCACCTACTGTTTGCTTCAGCGTATCAAAGTTGGCGTCCCGCGCTTCAGCCTCTCTAGCTTCCACCAGCAGATCCACTTCGGCGCGGTGTTCATAAAGATACGAGGGCGGTGACAGCGTGACTTCCGGCTCACCCGGATCGCCATCGCGCAGGATCAAAATGCCTGCTGCAGGAATACGCTCAGGATAAGCTTCGTTGCGAAGAAGTTTTACGCCTTCTGGTATGTTGCTTTGCAGCATCTCAAACAAAGCCATAAGTACTTGTTCTGAGGTGCTGGGGTTCATCATTGATCCTTCCAGTTGGCAACAATCAGACCGGGCAGACGGCTTTCCCAGAGCTCAGTATCTCGGTTCAAATCCAGGCGTTTCTTGAGCTTGATTTGAGGCACCAGCAAAAACACCGGAATGGTCTGTGCGCCAGTTAAGATACCGTCCTTACGCCGCCGGCTACCTTTCTTGCCAATGCGCCCGCGTTTGGTAAAGCGGGCATCCTCTGCGACCAGTAGCGAGGGCTGTCCACGCCGATAGACAAAGCGCAGGCGAATGCCGGTACGCCGTTCAAAACCACCAGGGGTGATGCGTTTGTTTTGCGGCCCGCGCATGTTGGCGGCAAGGCCAATGGGAATGGCAAGAAAGAAGCCGTCTTTGGAGCGGATAAGAATACCGCGATCATGGGCGTCAACCACTTTGCTGGCGCGGCTATAAACTAGGCTGGCCGCTTTAAGGCTTGTGCCCCGCAAAGGATAGCTTTGCTGGCGGATGGTGCGTGCCAGATTGATGCCAAGGCCAGCACTTTGGATTTGCGAGCGCCAATCTTCTTTGAGCCCCTTACCAGCAGTGCGAATGCCCTTGGTGACAGCACTCTCAGCAAGTTCCAGCTCCTTTACCATCAGGTCTTCTGGAGAACCGTTGACCTTGACGAGAAGCTTCATTAGCTGGCAGCTTCCCCTTGCCAGATAAGACGTTCGCGGTCTCGGCCAGGCTCGCCAGTGATCTCATAGATTTGTCCTGAGGGGATTCCGTCGTCGGCTAAAAACTCGAAGGTATCGTGTTTGGATAGCTCAGGGACTTCGCTTACCCGCACATCAATGAACATGGCATCTTGGCGGAACCTGCCGCCATTAAACTGCTGTAGGGCATCGGGGGAGCGTAGGATAACGCGAACTAGCAGGCCACCACCTTCGCCTTGGCTGCGGTAAAGCGCAGTGCGGGCCATGCTGTCATCTGCAAAGATCAGATCAATGGCTGAGGAGAAGAACTCCATCAGCCAAACGAGCCGTTCAGCCGTACCTTGCCAAGAATATCGGTGGCCCCACCACCAACGGCTTCAATTGCTGCACCGATAAGCGTGTTATCTGTAGCAACATTGGTGCAGTGTTTGGCTGTGTTGTCCCAATAGACAGCGGTGCCCAGGCTCCACGCCTCCGACGGGGCTTTGGCGAGCTCATAGGTGCCCACAAGGTTCAGTATACCGCTTGCGTTCTCCGCTATATCGCCCGCGGCAACACCGAAGATGGTGCCGAGTAAGGCGCCGCTACCGGAGCTAATCGGTGCGCCTGTGTCATTGGTGAACGTAAGTGTATTTCCCTGAGAGATGAAGTTCTTCATGGGCTATGACCTCTGGGTTTCGGAATAGGGCAGCATCGCGGTTTTACTCCCACGAAGAGTATGGCAAGCTGAGACTGTTGTTGTAAAACACTGCAAGAGGTATCCGACCATGTCAGCGCTAGCTGTTATTCGCAGATTGTTGCCAGAATTTGGGACAACTTATGGCCCTCCCGATGATGGCCCGTTTCCTGCGATACTAATTCTACATGGATCTGAGGGGAGCAGTTCCGGCTGGTCGCATCGAACCGCAGCTATTCTTGCTGCTTCAGGTTTCCTCTCATACCCGCACGGGTACTCTGTTGGTGGCAATGCGTGGAATGCTGGGGCGATCGAAGATGTCGAACTAACGCGCACCGTCGATGCCATTCACGCTCTTCGTGAGTTTGAAGCATGTGATGGTCGGGTCGTACTATACGGTGTCTCACGAGGGGCTGAGCATGCATTGCTCGTCGCATCGCTTATGGCTCAAAAAGAGATAGATGGACGACCCGACGCAGTTGCTTGCCTTGCTGCGCCAGACGTTGTGTGTGGAGCATTTGATGCAAAGCACTTTCGGGACGCCGGTGACCCCGGCTGGCAGGTGTGGGATTGTGCGCGTCGTGCATGGTGCTGGAATGGTGATTCTAGCAATCTGTTACCGACCACACCGATACCAGTTGAAGCTTTTCCTGAACCTCTGTTTCTTTCTGCTGGCCTTAAAGATCTCACTTGGTCGCCTGAAATGACACGCCGACTGGAAACTCGTCGAGAGGAAAGCGGTTTGCCTGTAGAGGCTCACTATTACGCAGAAGAAGGTCACGTGCCGGGTAGTGATGGAGAAAATCTACACCATAGTTTGCTGATCGATTTTCTGGAACGAAGTCTAGCTCTCAAGGGTGAACAGGCCTGCTCTGATGCTGAACCCTCCGTATGTTGAACTTGCTGATATTGCAAAGAAAAATATCCCAAACTTTCAGTACGTTACGCCGCTGCGCCAGGGTTCTTATAGAGCCCGCGGTGGTCAATGGCCTTGGCGGCAAAGTCATGCCTGGCCTTGATCTCAATGCCGTCGACCTCAAAGCCTGTGCGGGTTTCAGTAAAGACACCTTCCTGGCCCTCCAGATAAGCAAACTCCACTGTATCAATACGAGCCGGATCCGCAGCCATGAACCAGGGATCCTGTCCTGATGCCGGGATCAGGCGCGGTTCTTCTATGGGTTCAAGGCGGCCAGCATAAGCATTCACATCCGCGGTGTTGGCCGGTGTGGTGGCCGTGATCTGCTTGCGTGCTTCGACTGACCGCGGGCCGGGCGGTGTGATGATGTAGCGTGGCTGCACCGAGATCAGCCTCCCTTCAAGCCCCTTGTGCAGGCCAAAGGCGCGGTAGGCAGCGGTGAGGGACGTTTCATCAATTCTGGCTGCAGCGCCCAGATTGTTATGCTTTGCATGAAACAACGCAGTCCCATCCTGCATCACCGGATTGTCCTTGAGGATAGCGTAGACAATGTCGCTTTCCAGATCAGCAGCTGATGCACCAAAAGAGCGCGGGATCCTGGTAAAAGCATCCAGATCATCATTTATCAGTGCCTGGCGAGTGATAGCGATGATCTTGCCGTAGGTGGCCAGTGCATAGACTTCTTTGCCTTCGCCCATGGTGCCGTATTGGAATTCACCAGATTCCAACACTTTTTGTAAGTCGGGCGCGCCGCCAAGTTGCGTGCGCTGTACGGGTTTGAAGTCAACGATGGTTGTACGCCGGGCCCAGGGGCGGAAGGTGCGCGGGGTGATGTCATAAGCATCGCGCAAAGTCTTGCCGGCCACATTGGCAAGAATGGCCGGAAAGTCAGAAGTGGCGTGATAACCTGCAGAGCGCATGGCAAAGGCGGCAGTGGCCAACTCCATCTTACTCATGCCAAGGGTGCTGAAGCCGCGCCGCTCCAGAGAATGACGGGCAAGTTCCAAAAGTGTCATGCCACGAAACTGCCGAGCATCCTCACCAAGTTTGTTGAGATCAGGCGAAGCGCGGTGTTGCAGTGCATTAGTGAGGGCATCGCGATAAGAGATCTCTCGAGTGTCTTGTCCTCGTGCTTCTGCTGGGACTGGTTCTGAGGTTTTGCCTTTGAGCGGATCAGCCTCATAGATCTCGTCGAGGATTTCTGATCGGGCGGTCTCCAACGATACGCCACGGGCGATCAGATCATCTGAATAGCTTTCATCCAGCTTATGACGCCGGCACAGTTGAGTGATGGTGCTGACGCGGGTGCGCTCTTCTGCACGCACGGTTTCAACGTTCGGTGCTTCCTCCGTGGGCACTGAGGGCGAAGCTGTTTGCTCTAGTGTTTTCGGAGGGTTTGTCCTTGTCTTATCTTCTGCTGGTGGGGCTTTGGGCGTATCGGGCATCAATGCCTCCTTGGGCGAGGGGGAGAACGGCACACTGCGAATAAGGGTGCAAGGACTGAAGGAGTGGGGCATTTCTCCTCGGGCCCGTGTTTGCGCACCCGGATCAGCTGGAATGGCGACTGCTGAGACTTCCAGAGGCTCCCAGTCGGTGGCCCGCCAGAGTTCGCGCTTGCCTTCTTGCGCCGTGATCTCATAGGTGTGAACGCGGTAGCCGACAGACACACTGCGCACGGTGCCTTCCATGATGCGCTGGATTATGCCGGAGGCATCTGGCGCATCGGTGAGCCGGATGGTGGCAACGCCTTTGCCGTCTTGCAATCGGACGGAGCCTGGCACTACAGAGCCCAGCACATTCTCTAAGCGCCAGGCATTGTGGGAATTGAGGAACGGAGCACCAGCATCCAATCTGCCAAGGCGAACGGATCGCTCATCAACCTGTAGCTCTTCATCATATTCAACAAGCTCATCCCAACCTTCCCAGCGCATGCGCTGCACGGTTGCGCCCGTGGTCCAGACAATCTGGATGGTACGTGCCTCACGGTCCACGCTCTCGGCACGCACTTCTGCGGCCCGCCCCAAAAGCGGCAGGTTGAATGTTTGCTCTGGCATCAGGCTTAGTCCTTCGCGGTGCTGCTTGGGGTATCTGTTTGCGGGTCTGTTTGTGCAAGGCCAGCACGAGAGACCTTGCGCGGATCACTGTCGAGGACCAGACCTAGGGCATCTGTTTCATTGAGGAAGGCAGCTTGTTCTTCCACCACCTCGCGCGGATCGTAGCCGCGCTTGGCAATCTGCTGGGGCAGGGAGGTAAAGCCTGCTCTGGTTTCAATCAGATCGGTTTCAGCATCCTGCTTGGGGTTGACGCTTTCGAACTTGGGCGGTGCCCACTCGGCTGGAACGTCTAGCGTGTCGATAAGACCCGCGGTAAAAGCGGCTTCAATAAACCACGCCCAGATACGCTCGCAGAACATCGGGATAATGATGTGCCATTGTACCTGATCGACCATACGGCGGAACTCATTCAGTCCAGCGCGGTTGGAGGAGAAGTTGGCCTGACTGAGGTCACCCGTCATCAGCGCATAAGGCACCCGAAAACCTGAGGCGATGATATGCATCTGCACACGGTTCCACTCTGCAATACCGCCTGAATGACCGGGCGTGTTAAAACGAATGTCTTTCCCACTCCGCGCATAGGCGATCATGCCGGGAGAGAACTGTTCGATCTGGTTGCCGTCAGCATCTTCAACCGTGGGCGCAACAGAGGCCCCGCCATCACTGTCTTCGCCCAGCACCACGCCAACGAGACAGGCTTCGGTTTTCTTGCGCACCATTTCAGCAAGCTGCCAGTCGCCCAGATCCCGCAGCGCTGTCATGGCGGGCGTTCCCCAGGGCACGCCACGCGATTGCACCCGCTGGCGCTCAAACAGATGGGCGACCATATCTGCGGGTATGCGAACGGATTCCAAGCGGCGGGTAAAGGCTGAGGTGGTGTCGCCCGGATGATCTGGAAACATCCAGTAAGCAGTCCGTCTGCCGGAATTATCGTATTCAATGCCCTGACGGATGGAGTTGTCTTTGGCTTCGCTTAGGCGAGACGTGTCCAGATGATCGGCCTCGCGAAGCTCAATTCGCAACGGAACTTTGCCTTTGGAGCTACGCTGAGGGCGCTTGAGCGCAAAGACCTCACCGCCCTCAATCATCTCACGCACGGCTAGACTGAGGAGACCATGAAAGTCTGTATGGCCATGAGCATCGCAGGCTCTGGACCATTCGTTCCAGAGCCTGTCGATCTTCTTGTTGCGCGCCTTGTTGGGTGTCGCCGCCCGTGGCCGGATGCCGGGGCCAACAATATTGTTGACGAGCACCTGAACTGCTTGCGCTGCCAGCGGATTGTTACGCACCAGATCACGCATGCGGTCTCGCAGAAGACCGCATGCTCCTGCGATCTCACTATCCGCAGCCGTGTTGCTGGAACGCCAGCCGTCGCTTAAGCGTCCTTTTTGAGCGCCTTCATAAAGCCGGCGCAGATTGGCAAGGGTGGCGCGGCTGGCATAACGCTTTGCCGCGCGCGTTGGTGAATACAGAGCCAGCGCCCGATCACTCCAGGTGAAAGGAACATTCACTGCCTTCGTTCTCATCGGATCTCCCTGGTGAACAGGACAAATCCTGCCAGCGGTTTCTTCTTGCCACTTATCGCGGTAATTTCCGCATCAATGATGCGAATGCGGGCAAGCAGCTGGGCACCGCTGTCATACTCAACCGTTTTACCTTCATAAGACACACGGGTGGCACCGGCTGCATAGGCTTTCTTCAAGGCTGCAAGCTCTGCCGATGTCCAGCTCATTTAAACCAGTTCCTCTGTTGTTTGCCGAACCAGGTGTTCTGTTTGATCTTGCGGGATCGCTTCTGCCGTCGCGGTTGGCCTGCTGGTTCTGGGGCAGATTGCTGAGCTTGCCTTAGCTGAGCTTCCAGATCCTGCCAACGGCTCTCATCCCAGCGATCGATACCAAGAAGCCAGGCAACCGCGCGGGCATAGACGCGGCAATCAAGGGCCTCGTTGCGTTCTCGGGTTTTGACCCATTCTGATTTGGCAAACCCAGTGCGCTTGTTTTTGCGTTGAACCAACTGCTCGGCGGTGATCTGCTTGAACCATTCAGCACTTACGCCCTGACCCACGTGGATAAAGCCTGCCGGATGGGTTTTGCCAAGAGCAAGGTCTTCGTCGGTGGGCACATTCAAGCGGAAATAGCGATAGGTCTCTAACTTGAAGACAGAAACCGCCACATTCCAAAGAGCAACACCACGGGAGATTTTGCGCCCGCCCTCAGTTACATCCACATAGCTTGGCCCATCAACGGGCGCGATGCGATCAAACCCGCCACGGCCCTTCAAGGCGATCACCTGACCACGCCCCATCTTGCGCACCCAGGCATAAACGGAATCCACCGTCATACCGTCACCGGTATCAATGCCCACACGGGCAAGAGACATAGGCAAACCGCTCTCATGAGGCCAGGTACTGGCGCAAAGCTCGGTGAGCTCATCCCACACATCGTCCCTGGTGACATCGCCATCCAGCGTGATGTGATCAACCAACCAGCTCTCACTACCTCTGCCCCAAGCCCAAATGTCTGCCTCTAATCGCCCGGTTCGCTGAACATCAACGCCCATGGTAAGCACCAAGCCGCCATGTGGGACAGTGCCAAGTTTGAAGGTCTCGCGGCGCTCATAAAGCTTTTGCCAGTCCGGTGCTTCGCCTTGTTCTTCCCAAGTCTCGCCAAGGGTGGTGTTCTTGAACGCCTTGAGAAGCGCATCCTTACCTTGCGCAGCTTCCCAGGAGCGGGCAATCGCCTCCCAGGAGAGCCAACCAATAGGAGAATAAAGACCCGAGATGTGAAACCCGACAATACCAGCCTCATGGGCCTTGCGAATGAGTTCTGGATCCGCCGTTGGCTGCCAGCAGGCACCGTTTGCAGGATCCATCATCCAAGTCTTAAAGCGTTCTTCGATTGGTTGGTCGCAATGCTCACACAGATAACAAACTGAACGCGGACTACCCCAATCCCATTTGAGGCGTTCGAATTTTAGAACCTGTAAGCCCAGACAATGAGGGCAGGGCACGAAGTAGCGGTTCTGATCACTCAGCTCGAACTCTGCTTCGATACGCGAGGCCCCCTTGATGGTTGGCGTGGACGAGATGTAGATCTTCTTGCGCCGGCCAAACGTGTGGGTGCGTGCTTCAGCCAATGTGACCGGATCGCCTTCCTCGTCCAAGTCATCCTTGTATGCATCCACTTCATCTAGGTGCACATAGCGGATTGGCATGGACCTAAGGCCCGCTGCGGAATTACCTCCAGCAATAAAGAGATGCCCGCCAGGATAGCTTTTTTCCAACTGGGTGTTGCCGCTGTCTCGTGATTTGGCTGGGGCCACAATCTCGCGAATGGTTGGCGTTGCCTCAATCATCGGGTCGACCCGCTGGCGTGAGAACCGCTTGGCAGTGGTCTCATTGGCTTGCACGGCTAAAAACGGAGCGGGCGCCACCTCCATGGTGTGCCCGATCCAGTTGATGCCGGCCTCCGTCGCGCCAACCTGAGCAGATTTGGCAAAGATGATCTTCTGAGCCCAGTGACTTGGCGAGAGCGCATCCATAATGGCGCGCATGAACGGTGTGCGTGAACTTGCATACTTGCCGGGCTCAGCTGCGCCCTTTGAGGACAGATAGCGTTTGGCATCAGCCCACTGCGTAACCGTAAGCGCCGGATCCGGGGCTAGTCCCGAAAGCCAAGCGGTTTGAATGTCACTTGTGCCCTGATACTCACCCACCGAGCTCTATCTTGATTTCGGAAAGCCGGGCTAAGTGGTCACGAATGACCTCATGAAGCAACTGTTCCATCTTATGAGCATCGACGCCAAGCTCCGCTGCCATATTGGCGGCAACACGGGCTGGAAGCTGCAGCCAGGAGTCTCGCTCTTTACGTGCTAGATCAAACACATGGTTCACCGCCGCCTGGCGATCGATAAGCTCGCCCTTCAGTTGCTGTAGGAGCAACTTGGAGCGCTGTGCTTTCAACGCTTCGTTGGCAGCTCGGGCCTTGGCATAGGTAATGCCCTGGGAGGCGCTTAGCTGGTCTGGGCTATCAGCAAGTGGTGGAGTTACTGAAGATCTTGTTTCGACTGATCCAGACTGGTCGGGCTTAGTGTGCTTACGTGAACGTCGCTTGGAGCTATCTGTTGACGATGCCCACTGCGCATCCGCTTTGGCCGGATCAATGCTACCATCTGCTTCAACAGTGATCCTGCCCGATTGGATCGCCTTGCGAACGGCCATATCGGTGGCGCCGGGCAACCCCAAAACTTTGCGATGCTCCGCATATGCCCGCCGAGATAATCCCATAGCTCCAGTCCATGCATTTGCTGTTCATGTTGGTGGATGAGGTTCAGGCACTTACAAGAGTGCGGATATCGTCGAAGCTGCGGCCATCACCTGCAAGAGTGGCTTGTCTACCAGTGTATTCTTGCCAGCGGGCCACAATCACATCGCAGTATTTGGGATCAAGCTCCATGAGGTGTGCCTTGAGCCCTAACTTTTCGCAGGCAATCAGTGTGGAACCTGAGCCACCAAACGGATCCAACACTAGATCGCCTTGGTCAGTTGAATTCTCTAGCATTTGCTGAATGAGGGAGACAGGCTTCATGGTTGGGTGCTCAGCGCTTCTCACTGGCTTGTCGTGATGGATGACAGTGCTGTCGAGTGATCGCATAGTCATCTTCTCACCTTCAACGACCACCACCTGATCTCCCAGATCAACTTGCAAACTGCCATCCGGCATTACCCGCAATGATTTGCCATTGTCCTCGAACACAGTCGTATTAGTGCGCCCGCCATACCAGCTGTGAGAGGCTCCAAGTTTCCAGCCGTAGAGGATAGGTTCGTGGCGCCACTGGTAATCGGCGTGCCCAATCACCAAAGCCGGTTTGACCCAGATGAGGCAGCTGGACAGTTTGAATCCGGCCTCTACAAAAGCACGCCGGAAACTCACGCCTTCAGTCTCAGAGTGCGCCACATAGATGGGAGCACCAGAGCGCATCACAGCTGAGGTGCAGGAAAAGGCATCTGACAGAAACTCCCGGAATGCGCCTTTACTGAGATTGTCGTTCTTGATCTTTCCTGCCACGCCCTCGTAATTGACGTTGTACGGCGGATCGGTCCAGACCGCATCGACCAGCTCATCCTCGCATAAAGCGCCCATGTGGTCCGCAGATGTGCTATCGCCGCACATGACCCGGTGCTCTCCTAAGTGCCAGATAGAACCGGGAACTGAAGCATGAACCGGTTCGGGAGAGGGAATATAGTCCTCATCGCCAGGTGGAGGAAGAGGGGCGTTCTCACCTCCAAACCCCAGAAGCTCGCCGAGTTCCTCATCAGAAAACCCGAGCACATCCAGATCGAAACTATCATCGCTAAGTGCTGCCAGTTCTTCGCGGAGTAGGGCTTCGTCCCAGCCAGCGTTTTCCGCGATCCTGTTATCGGCAATGATCAAGGCTCGCTGCTGCACCTCAGACAGATGCGCTAATCGGATAACAGGGACTTGCTCGAGCTCCAGTCTTTGTGCTGCCAGCAAACGCCCGTGGCCAGCGATAATATCGTTCTCAGCGCCGACTAGGATCGGGTTGGTAAAACCAAACTCGGCAATGGAACTTGCAATCTGGGTGATTTGCCAATCGGGATGTGTTCGTGCGTTGCGGGCATAAGGCACCAGCGTTGCGATGGACATCATCTCAACTTGCAAAGATCAACTCCTAACTATCTGGGAGAAATCGCCTAATGGTGATATGCATCTGGATCATAGAATAACATATTTGTTTTAAGTAGAGGCTGTAATGCAACTGGTACCTCGACAGAGAATAATCGATATTCCAACGGGCAATAAATATTTAGGCGCAGCGGAACTTTACAAGCACCAGCCATTTAGTGAGGTAGTTCATTATTTCTCCAGACATCAAATGTTCTTGAAGGGTGGACTGTCCTCTAGCTTTCCAACAAGTGACATTAAGGCCCCAGAGATGCATGTATTTTACTATGCAGATGGTAAATGCAAAGGGGTGGAGGTGTTCAACCCCAAAGGTGGCGAGGATTTATTCTGGGGTGAAGTCAACCTGTTTCCCTCTTCGATTACTGAACTTCGCAAAGAGCTGATTGCAATGGGAGTGAAGGTCCATATCGGAGATTACGGTCTAGACGTTCCAGAGCTTGGGATCTTCACCTTCAGTGCTCACATTGAAGATGATCTAAAAGGTGAGATAGAATCGATTTACTGTTCATTTGATGTCAAGCAGTAGTTGTACTGGCTGAGCTCTGAAGTGCGAACCTAAGGTGCGAACCCAAAACTCAAGGTTCGCACCCAGAAGGCGAACTCTATGATCTGAGTGCTATCTAAAATTCATTTGATCTTCCAATATCTTGAGTCGGATATGTTGCAGTGCAACGCTCTCAATCGTTTCCGCTAGGTGCGAACCGCGAACCCAAAGTGCGAACCCAAAATTTTCCTCTGTAACTGGCGATCTGGTGCGCAAAGCCCCACCGCATACGAATGCGGCCCGGAAGGACCCAAAAGTCGGGGTAGGGGATGCATGGTATGGGATTGTGCAAGTGGCTTTGTGCGGCTTGACTGCGATTGGAGGAGGAGATCGCAGCTCCACTGAGCATAGCGATAATCTGCCCGAACCAGCCTGTTTCTGTCGCGCCAGAAGTGCGGGGTCATTTGTTGGGGAGTGCGGCAGGACGCAATTGAACCCAGCCCAAAGCGGTCGCGAGACGATAGCAGCCGGGAATAGACGGCATCAGCAAGCAAGGCACCTCTTGTTTGAAAGCGCGCGCTCGCCACACTAAGCGGGCCCTCATGCACCTACGAGATCAACGGTATGACACCTATAAGCCCTTGATTGTGAGGACGGGTATGGCATTGCGCGGTACCTGAATAGGCGCGTGCAGGCCATGTGTAGAGAGCACACGCATCAAGAGGAGCAAGCGCCATGCACGTGAATTATATCTACACAGAACACCCCCAATGGGGTTCCGATATCCTGCGCTACACAAATGAGGAAATGCGAGAGGTCTTTGGCGACAAGAACGCCGAAGAGTTGTGGGCGGGCAAGATCATCCTGCACCGAGGCGGCGCCTACCTGGACATGCTAAGCGCCGCCAGAGACAAGTTAGCAGCAGAACTGGAAGCCTGAATCTAGCCCAGCCCGTAAATAAGCCTGACCCCGCCAGAGGAGCGGGGTTGCGGTCGTGAAGCCGGGCAGGGTGCCCGCTGAATGGAGGAGGTTCTATGAGAACCAGCACAATCAGAATTGCAGCACACGACTTAACCAAGGCAGGGTTTAACGCAAATCGGCCATATGAGGCCTGTGACCCGATTGCCCACGCACTCGACGACAAAGCCGCGATTAAGGCCCGCGTCAACGCAGACAGCATGACACTCATGGTGGAAGTAAACACCAACCAGCTCTTTGACGCAGCGACCACACTGCGAGAACTCGGGCTGATTTGAGCCAGGCAGATTTCAGGATATGGATTGTACCCCGCCTCGTGCGGGGTTTGTCTTTTGGCAGGATGGTTCAGCCAGAAGCCTGATCTGAGGCAATGGAGGCCAATACCCCTTCCGGGTCTCTAGTGAAGCCCCTTCCCGGTCTATGGATGATCATTGGAAACTCAGGTCAGAATCAAAAAGGCCTGAGAGGCATTGCACCTCCCAAGCCAGAATATTCCATGAGAGGCAAGACCTCTCAGTATTCCATATTTTTTAGTCTTTTGAGACTTCCAGTGCACAAGGATCAAGCAGATCGGAGATCCTCTCGCTACTTGCCTGCGCATTTTCTATGTGATTGCGCACAGTATCAAACAGCGTCAGCAACGCTTCATATTCTTGTGTGTGCTCCATGCGTTCGCTCATCACCACGCTCATGGAATAGACTAGATTTTTGAGGTGGTTGGTTGATAATTGAAGCTGATCCACTTCATTGCGAAGGGACGTATGGGCACATTTCTCTTTACCAGTTTCTGTCATTTCAAGCCCTCTACTTTGGGTGTTGAACAACCACTCAGCAGAAGGTTTGTGACAACCCACTGGTGAGCGGGAGGTTCACAACCTGCAAGTAGACAGGCGGGTTTATTCCCCCGCGAAGGGGTATTGTATTCACCGCCCTCCCGCCCATAAGCGAGAGCTTGCGTAAGGAGGGCTAACTCCAAACACAAATTGACCGCCGAATAACGGCAGCGGTGACCGCTACTTGAAAGAGGTTGTGATGCCTCAAGAGGACCATGCGATGAATGTGGCAAGGTGTCAATGCAAGGAAACCGAATTCCTCCACAAACCCATAGGATTAGCGGGTGAGAGACGATCTTTGTCGAGGCACTGTATTTCTGAGCTTTATGACATTGGTTGACGGATGACGGTCTTCCAATTCTCAGGAGCTGCTCTGCGAATGTCCGTAAGGTAAATCTCATGGTGCTTGCCGCGTAAGCGTTTTCCGTTCTGATTTATGAAAGTATGCACCAGTTCAATTGTAGGTCCTTCTTCGGAGAAGGGACCAACATGCAACGTCTGGGCAGTCAGGCCTTCGTGAAAGGTCTCATATCGAATCTTGTTAATCGCGGGCAAGTCCTTCTTAGCTTTGACTTGGTCTACCGCTCTTTTCACCAGATCTCGGGTTATGAGCTCAGGCTGCATGATCATCATCGTCCATATCCAGTTGGGTTTGTTGTCATTGATGAAGTCAGACATGTCGTCGGCCCACCACAAGCCCTCGAGCGGCATAACTCCATAATCAATGCCAGTATTGCTCTGTTTGATCATGAACTTGAGAGTATAGGAAACGGAATAAAGCGCCTCAATTGCTTCGCTGTAGATTTTTGAACCAGGTTCGCCCTTGCCGTCAACCATGAGAAAGTTCATGGCGGGAACATCTACCTCAACAACATGCTTTGCTGAGGGTTTGTAGAGCACTTTAAGCTCCCGCTTGTAATCAATTTTCAACATGCAGCTGCATCCTCAATTTGGGAACCATCAGGCGATTTTTGTAAAGTACACCAGTTGCACGCTTCTGATATATGGGGCTTCCCAATTCTTGCTTTCTTGAAAAGTAAAACAGGCCAGTGTGCAAATTTGAATCACATCATTCGTTGAATTGTGCTGGGGACTAGGTAGAGCCCTTCAGTTTAATTTGTATGGTCAGAACAGCAGCCACAGCACGGCGATGGGCGGTGGAGCGAGTAAGCCCGACCTGAATGCAGATGGGTCGCCAGCGGTAACCTTCTGCCCGCATCCAGAGTATTTTTCTATCATCAGGTTCAGGAACGTATCGTAGCCAATCGATGGCTTCTTCCATGCGCTGAATGTCTTTGGCGCTGGGCACTGTTCGGATTTGGGTCTTGTTGTAGCCATAAGCCTCATGAACATCATGGATGACTTGCGGCCAGGTGTTGCCGTCCCGCCTTGGTGTAGATCTTGGCGGATTTGGAAGCCGTCGTAACGTGCTGGCCGCAAGCTCAAGCCGGTCGACGATCTGTGTGGTGGTGAGCACCATACGACCCTCTAGGTGGATGCTTTTGAGGTGACTTGCGCTTCCAGTACGCTGTGCAGCACGCGGATGTGGAAGTTCCGCGCTGCCATGATGGGTTCTGCAAGGGTGATCAATTGACCGGGTGTGGGAGCAATCGTTTTGCTGCTGCGTCGCCAGGCTTGACAGGTGGCAAAGATCACATCGGTTGGATAGCCGCCCAGATCTTGAATCCAATCCTCAATCAGCTGTGTGATGGCCTCTGGTGAGAGCCGTTTTTGCGGATAGTGATTGAGAAGCTGACCAACAGCCAGGCTCACTGGATTTGACCCGCCGGGTGCATTGGCCTTGGTGAGTGTGCTGAGCAGTTGCTCCAGTTCCTCAATCTCCTGAGCCGTTCTTGGTGCTAGTCGTCGTTCTGGCCGGGAGACTATCAGCTGCTGTAACAGCCTCATCCCAGGCTCTCTGCCAAACATGGGAAATGGATTTTTTGCGCTTGGAGGGTTCATGGGATCGAACAGATTGCTCATGGGATTTCTCCTTGGCTGGTCTTTGAGGTTTTGCCCGAAGTTGTTCACAGGCCGGGTTTTGGGGGATAGGGGGAAAAGGTTCTTTTGATGGTTCTAAATGACGGTTCAAGGGGGGCACCACGTGCCGGTTGGTAGCGGCACCACATGCCGGTTGGTGCGGCACCACGTGCCGGTTGCTGGCAGGTCCTTCCGGCACACTATGCCGGTTGGTTGTTCCCGGTTTGATCGCCGGCAAGTTTTCTAGGGCTGGATGGTCATTTTGATTGGGAATAGGCCTTCGCCCGTCAAAGCCAGTGAGGACGAAAATATCGGACCGACGAGAGCCATTGGCACGGCGACGCTGATAGCGGGTGATCAGGCCCAGTGCTTCCAGATGGGTTAGACAATTGCGCAGCTTGCGCTCCGAGCAACAGCAAGCCTTCTGCAACGTGGCTTGCGAGGGCCAGCACAGGCCATATTCATCTGCAAAGTTGGCAATGGTGATGAGCACAAACTTCTCGATTGGATCGGTGATCTCAGTGCACCCATAGGCCCAGGTGATGGCTTGAACGCTCATAAGTTTGAGATCCGGTTTTCGCGGATTTCCTTTTGCTTGAGCCATTCAATGACAGAGGCGCGGCGGTAAAATACCCGGCGCCCGGTGCGCACGCATGGCGGGCCAATGCGCATGGTCTGCCAGCGGCCCAGCGTGTCGACACAAACGCCAAGCTCTTTGGCAAGTTCAGCCCGTGTCATCCAGCCATCAAGAATGGCCCTGGGTTGTGTCTGTTCAGGTTCAAGTTCCGGGGTAGGGACGTTGTCTTCCATGTGCTCCTCCAAAGCCGAACCGCTTGGGCTCAAACGGTTTGCGGAAAAGCTAAGCATGGAGGGTAAATGGGCGTATAGGCGTTCAAAGGCAGTGAAAGGCGTTCATAGGCGTTCAAACATTAAGGCAACGCCTATTGAGGACAACCGGACTGTTTCTTAAGGCTGCTCCCCGGTAATCCAGCCGATGCATCGGAGGCCTCAAACCAAAGGCCGCAACTGCCCCTGTGAGTTCATGAAGATTTGGAATATCCCATAGATATCAATGGTCAGTTTTAGAGATTGGGTTGCAACAAAAACCTTCAGTATTTCAAACAGTTGATATTCTGGTCAAATCAACTCTGCTGGACGTGCTGATTTGAGAAACTTGCCTGTTGTAAACCGGTAAAGGTCTTAAGTTTTTCTGGAAATAGCCTGACCTAAACGGCAGGTTGAATGCGAACTACATGCGGTGATGTGTTCTTTGATGAGGCCCAAGAGAAGCTGGATGCCACAGGGGAGGGATACCAATGACGCTGCCATCAAAAGAGTATTTCACAGTTTTTGAAGCTGAGGCGCGTTGGGGTGTTCCACTTGCCACCATTGCAGGCTGGGCTGAGGCGGGGCGTTTTCGTCTCGTTACCAGTACGCCACTGGTTGTGTGCGGGGCACAAAAAGTGTGTGGGATGGTGGAGCTGTGCGGATCGGATTTGTTCAAAATGCTGGGAACCGCGGGGGTACCTGCACGCACCTGCCTCGTGCACCGCGTGATCCCTTTGCGCAAGAAAGGTGCCGAATTGCTTTATGTCACCTGCCCCAGGCAAGGTCTGGCAGTACAGCCCGATGAGCTTTGGATTCCAGCGACTGATCTTTATCGCTTTGAAGAAAAGCATGCTCTTGGTCAGTGTAGTGGCAGGAGTGGCAATCGGGGTGGACGTGAACCGAAGTATGACTGGGAAGGAATGTGGGCACCGCTGTGTGTCCATCTGTTTACACAAGGCATCCCCAGCACCCTGAATGAGCTCGCCAGTGCGATGCAGGACTGGTTTATTGAGGCCTCTGCAAGCGGAGAGGCGCCTGATATGAGTACCATCCGCCGCCGTATTCAGCCTCTTTGGCAGGCCCTGAAAACGGCACGGGAGAATTAGCAGTCAAGGTTGGTGCAGAAAAGATAGGTGAGGTTGGAGGAGGTGGCACAACTTGCTGCGTGCTTCTGCGTGGCTTGGCGGTCACATAACCTGCAACTGCATTAACACTCTCACGCAAAGGAGATTCCATCAGATGGGCATAGCGCTGGGTTGTGCTCATTTGGGTGTGCCCCAAGAGCCTGCCGATCACCTCCAATGAAGCGCCTCCAGAGACAAGTAGCGATGCAAAAGTGTGGCGCAGATCATGAATGCGCACATCGCAAATCTCTGCTTGCTTCAAGATGCCTTGCCAATACCGGCGCATTTCATGAACTGGTTGCCCGGAAACGTCTCCCGGAAACAGCCAGGGGCAGTCTTCAGAGACAACGGATTGGCGTCTCCTCACCAGGTCAGCGACCTCAGGTGATATAGGCAGGCGGTGGATACGCTTCTGTTTGGTATTGGTTGCTGGTTTGAACCAGGTCAGGAGTTCGAGGTTGAACTGTTCAAAGCGGGCAAATCTTACTTCGCCCAGACGCGAGCCTGTGAGAAGGCAGAGGCGAATCACATCAGCCCCGCGTTTGTCTTTGCTGTTCTCCAACGCTTCAGACAGACGGTTGATCTCATCAAGTGACAAGAACCGCTCGCGGGCATTCTCTAGCCTCTTGTGGAACCCTTGCGCTGGGTTATCAGGACGCATCTTCCACTGTACAGATAGATTGAACATCTTGCGCAAGATCTCGCCCAGACGATTGGCGCGGATCGGTGTGGATTTTGGTTTGCTTCGGCGTTTGAGTTTCTTTGTTGGACGATGTCGCCCAGCGGCTACGTTACTGAGCAGCTTGTTGACATCCGCAGGTGAAATCTCGCGCACCAGGAGGTTCTTCCATTGCGGCAGCACCAGTTTAGTCAGCATGGAAATCTGGTCTGCCTGATTGCGGGCGGCAAGCTTGGGCAGGTGTTCATCGATATAACGCTCAATAAGATCGCTCACACGCGGGACAACACGTTCTGCCTCCCGGTTGCCCAGCGGGTCGCAATCAAGCTCAATCTCCCGGCGGATGGTTTTGGCTCGCTCTCGTGCTGCGACCACACTCCAGGCTGGCCATTGGCCGATGGTGTAGCGACGCTGCCGACCATTGACGCGGTAGGACACGTTAAACGCCTTGGTACCGGACTTATAGATCACCAGCGCAAAGCCGGGCACCACGCTGTCAAACAGCTGGTACTGCCGAACTCCACGGGTGGCATTGCGGGCGATCTTTTCAGTAAAGCGCTGACGACTTGGCACAATCCACTCCCCCCTCACATAACATCCAAGTAATGCGTAGTGTGCCAGCTCTTGCAAGATCCAAGTCTCATGGTTGGGCGCTCTCACACTTGCAGGAAGTCTAATCGGAGCAGCTCTTGGGCGTATAGGCGTTCACAGGCAGTGAAAGGCGTTCAAAGGTGGTGAAAAGTAGAAGGGTACGCATAAGGTGCCAGATCAGGAGAAAAATCACCCCTGCAAAAGAAATTGAAGATGAGTAGCGACAAGCAGAGCATCCAGCTTCAACCAGATTGCAGGTCAGGCATAATGCTGAGCGATCTTCATCGGAAGGCCGTTTTTCGCTGGCAGGGGCCAACAACTGCGCTTCTCGAAGGGACTGATTTGAAGGGCATTTAGAGCGCGAAGGGTCTCTCATACGGCTCAAATAACGCCTTGCCTTTGAGGAGCTATCCTGATTTTCACTTATATTTCATGGGCAGGCCATTGTTGGTCAGGATTAGGCCAAAATTGGCTCGCTGTTTTCTTATATTTATCAGGTACTTATCTTGAGTGTTAGCGTTTCAAGCCATCCTTGGCTCAAGATTACGTTGCGGCATTTAACTTGATGCTCTGCAATCAGGCTAAGTTTACGCACGCCTCAGAATTATTTTCCTTTGTAATTTCAATGAATAAGGATGAATTGCAAGTTTTTGTGACTAGTCCCCTCACTCTGGCATGCAAGTTGCGATTGTGTTGGTACGCTGTCGCAGACTGGTGTCTGGGGCTGTGGCCCATTGTTGTCAAATGGGGTTCATTTATTTGTTTTGCTGCGTCTTTCCGCAAACGGAGGGCGCTCACCAGGAGCATACTATGCCAACACCCGCTTATATCACCATTGAAGGGTCAACTCAGGGTCCAATCACTCAAGGCGCGTTTACTGAAGATTCCGTCGGTAACGTGTGGCAGGAAGGCCATGAAGACGAGATCATGGTGCAGGCCATTGATCACACCGTCATCATTCCTCGTGATATCCAGTCCGGCCAGCCAGCTGGTCAGCGCGTGCACACTCCGTTCAAGTTCACCTGCTCCATGAACAAGTCCATCCCGCTGCTTTATAATGCGCTGGTCTCTGGTGAGATGCTGCCTAAATGTGAAGTTAAATGGTACCGCACCAACTCTTCCGGCAAGCAGGAGCATTTCTTCACCACTTCCTTTGAAGATGCGCTGATCACCAACATCGAGTGTGGCCTGCCACATTGTCAGGATCCAAAGAACGCTGACTTCACTCAGCTGATCACCATTGAACTATCTTACCGCAAGATCATGTGGGAGCACACAGTCTCCGGCACCTCTGGTGCTGACGACTGGCGCGCACCTGCTGCTTAAGCCTTCCTTCCTGATGGGAATGGAAGTCAGATCCGGGCCAGCTTTGGCCCGGACACTGCCTATGGGTGAGTACACACCAGGCAGCATTTGATTTGGGCGTGATCTGCGGAGTTGGAATATGCAATTTGTCTCTGGCAAAGCCTCAGAGAAGCGCGGTTACTTGCGCAGCTTCTTTCGCGCCCTGCTGTGGCGCCGGCGTAAGGTGGAGGCAATTGCTGAAGCTGCACCCAAAGAGTGCGATCCGGCAGGAACGGCGCATGTGGTCTTGCAAGGTCGTGACCGGCCTGAACGGTCTTCTGATGCTCTGCACGAAGATCTGTCAGAAGAGCTGGAGATCCGGGGCTTTCTGGATCAGTTTCCCGGCCACCGCTTGATGGTCAGGCCAGGGGAACAGCCCCACAAGGAGATATTCTGATGGTCTATCCGCTAGCGGAACAACGTATGGCAGCAGAGTTGATCAATCCACGCCAGGAAGAAGCAGTGGTGATGGATATGGAGCTCTTTGCGCAAGCCGTAGTAGACGCCCATCAAAGCCTTGGAACAACAACTGGCGGTGCCCTTGATCTGGCGAGCCTGCCAGTGCTGCTACGCGATATGAAGGGTGGTCAAACACTCTTAAAAGAAATCGGCCTGCAGGGGCGCTATTACACAAAGGTAGTGAACGGCAAGACCTATGTGGTGTTTAAGGGATACTCCGCTCTGCGTGAGACCTTGAAGGGTACACGGTATCTGTCCACGTCCCCCAAAGTCGTTGCTTTTGGCATTGGCCCGGAGGCACTAAAATCAGCAGGCAGGTCAAACGCAGTCATCATGATCACCTGTTATGTAGTGCTCGATGTGATGCAGTTCATCATGAGTGATGAGCAGCTCTATCATGAGTTGTTTGCCAACATCATTACCGACGTTGCTATTGGTACGGTGGCACTGGCTGCCGGGACGTTGGCAGCTGGTTGGCTGGCTGGACTGACTGTGATTGCGCTTCCCGCCCTTGTAGTTGCTGGAGGAGCGATCGTTGTTGGAATGATCGCTGGTATTGCTTTAGCCGAACTCGATAAGGCATTTGGTATCCGGGAAAAACTTGGCCAAGCTCTGCACTGGACAGGTAAGGCAATTGCCCATGGAATTCAGGAGACAGGGCAGATCATTCGTGAAGCACAAGTTTCCATGCGCCAGAAGGTGGAAGAGTTTGAACGCCGCAGCAATAGTTTTTTGTACCGGCTAGAGCGTGAGATCATTTGGCACTTTGGCGGTTCAGATCTGTATAACCAGATCTACCGGAGGTAGCGATGTTTGACTGGTGTTTTGACCGCATTGAGAAATCCGCAAATTGGCTTGCTGCTGATCTCAAACGGACACATGTCGCAATGCTGTTTTTGGATTGTCTGGTTATCTTTCTGTGCTGGATCATCCTCTCTGACATCTTTCTTTTATTCGGACAGACACAGGACCTTCTGATTGTCCCGCGCGGAAAGACCCAATGGGTTCTTGGAGGGCTTTGTCTTCCTGTTCTCCATTTCGCTCTTACACCGTGGGGGCAACGATGGGTCAAGAGCTCGGTTAAAAGCTTTTCGGTCGTGTTCCTAACCGTTGCTGTTGGCGGGGCCTTTCTTGGGGTTGTGCTCACCGACTACGCCCGTACTCAGGCTATCGCAGCTGGATACCGCTCCTGTGACCAAACTTTCCTGAATGACTTCCAGCGTGACGATGAAAAACTGGTTGCTCCCGGTGTGTTGTGTCCGTCGTCTTCCTCTACTGGCAAACCCTATCCGCCACCAGAGTGAGGCCCTAACGAAGCCCGCCAGACCACTCTCAATTCTTATGCTTCCTTTATTTTTTCCTTTGCCAGTGAGTTTGTTATGAATGCTATTGTCCAAATCCCGCAGCTCTTCCAGGAACAAGATCTGGCCTTCACCTTTGCAGCTCCTGCGCAGCCCAACGCGGAGTTGCTGGTCACCGGGTTCTCGGCAACAGAGCGTCTCAATGGGCTCACGCAGATCCAGATTGAGCTTGCCAGCCCCGACAACGCTCTCGACTTGCATAGCCTGCTGGATACGCCCGCCACGCTGACCATCCATCATAAATACGAGGGCCTGCGCCATCTCTCCGGGGTGATTGCCGAGATTGCCCGGGGCAATGAAGGCCATCACCGCACCAGTTATTCGCTCACACTGCTGCCCAGCCTGCACCGGCTGGCTCATGGCTCTGACTGCCGGATCTTCCAGAAGAAAAGCGTGCCCGAGATCGTTAAGATCCTGCTGAAAGAACATGGCGTAGAGGATGTGAAGTGGGATCTGACCGAGCCTCATGAGGCCCGCGAATACTGCGTGCAGTACCGGGAAAGTCACTTAAGCTTTTTAGATCGCATCACGGCTGAGGAAGGCATCTGGTACTATTTCACCTATGGCGCCAACGGCCAGCATACGCTGCAGTTCATTGATAACCCGCAGATCGTCTCCGAGTTGCCGGACCAGCCTAAGTTGGAATACAACGCCATGGCTGGTGGAGCTGTCAAAGGTGTCTATTGCAACAGCTTTGTCCTGCGCGAGCAGCTGCGCGCCACCAGCTTCATGCAGCGTGATTATTCCTTCAAGAACCCGCCTTACAACCAGCAACACGCCCACCAGCGCGGTGAGGACAACGGCTCTGCCGGAGATTATGCGCTCTATGAATATCCGGGGCGCTACAAAGCCGATGGTGTTGGCAAGCCGTTCACAAAACACCGGCTGGAGGCAGCACGTGTTGAGGCCACCACAGGCCACGGCACGACCAATGCGATTCACCTGATGGCCGGTCATCAGTTTGCGCTCACGGACCATCCGAACGACGACTACAACATCAAGTATCATTTGCTCACTGTCTCGCATCAGGGCAGTCAGCCGCAAGCAGTGGCTGAGGAAGCTGGCAGCGGTACCACCAGTTACAGTGCAGGGTTTGAGGTCATGCCCGCCCGCCTGCCATACCGGCCCAAACTGCTCAAAAAGCCTTTGGTGGACGGCCCGCAGATCGCCCATGTCACCGGACCGGAAGGTGAAGAGATTTACTGCGATGAACATGGCCGGGTGAAAGTCTGGTTCCCATGGGACCGCCATGGCGCCAAGAACGACACCTCCTCCTGCTGGATCCGCGTGTCCTCCAACTGGGCCGGCGCCAGCTGGGGCCACATCGCCATCCCCCGCATCGGCCACGAAGTCATCGTAGACTTCCTCGAAGGCGACCCGGACCAGCCGATCATTACGGGACGGACGTACCACAACAATAACAAGAGTCCTTATAAGCTTCCTGACCATAAAACACGGATGTCGATCAAATCTGATAGTCACAAGGCAGAGGGTTTCAATGAGCTGCGCTTCGAAGATGAAGGCGGACGCGAGGAAATCTATGTCCATGCTCAAAAAGATATGAACGTCGAAGTTCTGAATGATCGATCTAAACGCGTTGAAAGAGACCAATCAGAAATAATTGGTAACGATAAATCGATCGAAGTTGGAGGCGATCATGACGAGGTCATCTCTGGAAACTTATCAATTGCGGTCGGGGATAACCCTTTATCGGCTACGATCATGGCCAAGACACGCCTTCTGTTCTCAAAGACCGGTAACTTGCTGGAAAAGATGAAAATTCCAGATCCTTTCAACTTCGCGAAAGGAAACATGCAGATTTTTGTCGAGAAGAACAAGTCAGAGGTTGTGAGCATCGCGTCCTCTGAAGTCGTTGGTGTCACCAAATCAATAGTTGCAGGACAGTCACTTCAACAGACGGTCGGTAAAGCTATGAGTACAATCGTCAGAGGAAGAAAAGAAGTCGATGTCGGACAAATTATGAATGTTCGCGTTGGTGATCAGCTCACCATCAAAGTGGGCGAAAACTCTGTTTTGTCCATGTCTAAAGAGGGGAACATCGTTCTCAAAGGGAAACACATACAACTTGAAGCCGACAAAATTAATCTGAACTGAGGTGATCCATGTCTGAGATTAGGAAGATTTTGGAAGATCGCGTTGGGTCAGAACTAGGATCTTTAGGATATGGAGGGGAGTTACTGGTTCAAGCGCTTGGGGCACTGGGTAAAAGTCAACCTGTGTATCTAGGCTGGGGGCAGTACCTTCCGGGTACGGAAAAACAATCTGATACTCCTTTAGTCTTGAAACCGGAACACTTGAAGCATGGCACTGAAGCTGCCGTTAAGATGCTGATGTCCGATCTACCGCTTCATCAAAAGTTTGCTGCCCAACCGGGTAAGCAAGAGGACTGGCAGCCCGTTTCAGCGCCGCCGCCTATCTGTACCGAGGATAATCCGTCAGGAATTGACGTTCTAGAGGCGGTAGAGTTTGCTCAAGGGCGTGAAACTAATATCGTTTTGCCTCCTCTGCCTCCAAAAAAGGAAGAAGAAAAAGCCCAAGAAGAGGGTTGGGAGATTAAGGCATCTGGGCTAGAGCGCAAAACGCAGGACGTCGGTGTTCAGTCGGGGCGCAGATCGGGAATTCGAAGAGATGTTAACTCGGGTGCCACCCAGAGGAATCCTAATGGTAGCCGCATTATCGACAACGATCTGAAAGGAAAATGGGAAGATGGGTTTAGTGTTGCAAAAGTTGGTGTAGAAGACAAATTATTTGATGAATCTGTAGCCAGTGGAGATTTTGGTGGGAAGGATTCGTTCTTCTCCGGCAAAGGCAAAGTCCTAAGTACATCCGGGAAAGCTGCGGCAGATACTGAGTGGACGAGCAAGGGTCTTACAGCACAGGCCGGTGCTGAATTGAAAGGCAGTTTTCTTGAAGGTTCTGCTGGTACAAATAAAGACAACTTGGTGAGTGTTCAAGTTGAGGGCTCTGCTGTTTCCGGAAAAGCTGAAGCGAAGGTAAAACTTGTTGCAACCGCAGAAGAGGTTACTTTAACTGGAGGTTTGGGATCAGCTGTGTATGTTGGTGAAGTTGCTACTGAACTTGGGGTAAGCATCACGCCCTGGCACATCTTAAACCCACTGATTAAAGGTTGGAATTCCATCTCAGGTGATGATGTCGAGCCTTTGGGTGAATGTGCAAAAATAGGTATTACAGGTAATGTCAAAGCTTCTGGTCAGGTGGGGTTTGGGGCAGAGGCTGAAGGCAAGATTGGTCATGAAAGTGGAAACTTGCTGGCTGAGGCTGGACTAAAAGGGACTGCTGGTGTGGGTGGTGGTTTGAAGGGGAGTTTAGGGACTACTGGCCTAGACAAGTACTGGGATGGAACATGCGCAATACCAAATCCCTTTTCAGATTAAAGGAAAATAAAGTTGAAGAAAGAAATAGCACAAGTCCTCCTTTTACTTGTTCTTTTTATGTTTCAAGGGAACAGCAGCGTGGCTAATGACTCAGTTAAATTCGCACTTATAGAAGCTGACAAAAAAACAAGTACGTTTAGTTTTATTGATAGTTATCTGAATTTTTCTAGTAGCTCCCCGAAGGATTTTATTTGGAACAAAGCTGATGCTCCAGTAGCTGTTCTTGACGATGCTCAGGTCGTCAGCGAATTTACCGAAGAGTATATAGGTTACGACCCTCTCAACCGGGATCGGCTAGAGATACGCCTATATGCGGCCAAAATCATTCCTGAACGAGTTGCTCTCGGCGTTGGATATGGCAGGCTTCTGGCTTCTAAATGGGGTGCACTCAATTTTGGGGAATTTACTCATGATCATGATTTTGGGGAGGTATTGGGTGGAGACAACTCAAGCGGTGTAATGCTTGTCAATCGCATCTCCGTCATGCGCCGAGGCCAACATATTCTTATCATCCGCAGTAGGTTCGATGCGGACTACTTTGATCAGTACAAAGACGCAATCGCGACATTTGTGGGATCAATTGAATTTGCTAAGGTTGTGCAAAAAGACCCGATTGTTGCGTCTCTCGAAACTGCATACTTGTTTGAGAAAGATCCAGAATATAAATTCAAGTATCATATGCCAAGTAATTGGAAACGCGCAGTTTCTATGGAAGTGCGTCGCAAAGAAGCTGAGTTTGATTTCTGGTTAGATGTTGGCGATAATTTAGGCAATTCTGCTGCACTTGCTTTTGTCATTCCTTCTAGTGATAAAAGAGTTAAAGCGGGAAAATTTACTGTAGATCCTGACAGAGCGGCAAACATCGCACGTGAATATGCAAAATCACTTATTAGTAATGTATCTTCCAATAGGCCCTTTCATTTTACAGGTATCGAGAGGGCTGTTTTGCCACGGTTTGAGCAGATTACATCTTACAACGAGTTGTTTAATTTTTCAGGAAATCTTGAGCTGGAGGATGAGAAAGGAAGCCTGCCCTATCTGGTTTCAGTAATGGTTACCCTTGGCGAAAAAGGTACATTAAACACAACTGCAGTGATGACGACAGAGCATTCCAATGACTACCGATTTGGCACAAAGAATCATGTTGAGTTTACCCATCAACTGATGATGGACGCTCAAGAGCATTTTTGGAAGGTTAGAGCTAGCCAGCCACATTAATACCGTAATTTTTACCAGTTATAAGGATAAGCGCATGCCAGCTGCATATCGTAAGGGAGATATAGCCTCCGGTCACGGGTGTTTCCCGCCCACACCATCTGTTGCTGGGAGTCCTAATGTGTTCGTCAACAAAATTGCTGTTGTGCGGGTCGGAGATGGGGTTGCTGCTCACGGATGCAAGAAATGTCCGTCACATGGCAGGGCTATGGCTGCGGGCTCCGGAACTGTCTTCGTAAATGGCCGTGCAGCATGTCGGGTCAGCGACAGCGTAGGGTGTGGTGGTTCTGCTGCTGCAGGATCAGGGAATGTGTTTTTTGATGGTTAACAAAGAAGATAGTAAGATCGGGGCATTTGACTTAGGGGAGGGCCTCACACCAGTGGATGTATGGCAAGGCCTTCACGCCAGCGAACCTCTCTGGATTGCATCTGCGGGCGTTGACGGTGGCAACGAAAATCAGACCCGTATTGACGAGACAGATCTAAGCCTTCTGAAGAGACTGGAGGCATTCCCCGCAAAAAGATGGGCTCAGATGTGTGACGGCATCGGCTGGACACCACTTGGCGCGGCAGCATTGTCCTGGTGCCAGAGTTCAAACGATCAAGTCTTCAAAGTTGCATGGTCAAACGCAGTTAAAGATGAAAAACTCAGTGATAGTCAAAAGCGGGCATTAAAGCTGGCAAAGGCTTACGATTAAGACGATGCTCGTTTCACCTGAGTTTGTATCGTAAGAGTATCCTGATTACCTTTACGTCCTGCTCAAGCGTTGGGATGACGGAAACTAAAAGTTCTGCGTCAACACCACGTCAACCGCTGTACGTAGTTTGAGCTGTACATAACGTCTTTTGATGTCGTATACTTCATTAAAGTTATATGAGAGTTGCTAAGCAGTATCAGTCGCTTGTGGGCTAAGTTATTGAAAAGTAACTTATAGTAGAACTTACTACATTAGAGACTCATAACCTGAAGGTCGTAAGTTCAAATCTTACCCCCGCAACCAAAATTCGGTCAATAGATCAAACATATAACAAAAGCCCTGAACCTCTGGTTCAGGGCTTTTTGCGTTCGCGTCAACATTTGAACCAGTCGCGGATTCCTCCGAGAAGAGGTTGGTGCGCCAATAACCGGAGGTTCTTCTAATGCTCTGGGAAAAAGGAAATTTTCGGATTGAGCGATAGATATAGTTCACCCACAAGACTTGAGTGCAGCTTAAATATATTATTGGGCAATCTCTGATACGAGTTTTCTTAGAAAATCGGTCCATAATACGAGGCAACAACATCTCTACTTTTAAACTCGATCAACTATTGGGTGATTATCCACGGTCTTATTTTTCCTCTCCTGCAGAACCCTTCAGGCTAAGCCGGCCTATCAGTTCCATTGGCATTGGAAAGACAATGGTATTACTTCTATCGCTTGCGATTGTCTGCAGTGTTGTCAGGTAACGCAGCTGCATAGCTTGATCGTTCTGGGAGAGAATTCCGGCGGCTTCCAGAAACTTTTCCGCTGCTTGGGATTCGCCCTGAGCATCGATGACCTTGGCAC